GTGTTCCTTACGTGAAATCCTAGCAACTTCATACTTTGTTGTTAGAGCTTCATATAATTCAGGAAGGGCAAATAACCCTGCCGCCACAATAACTACTGGAACACCATATTCAAGATATGCACAGCCACCTGTGTTACGAACATCTCCCATCATGACATAACAAATAGATCCGATAAACAAACCTACTGCAATAGCAATTAAACTTCTGCCTGTATTCCTTGTAGTAACTACTGAAATTAAACAGAAGGCTACTAATATTAGTCCAGCTATTTCCGGTACACCAACATAATCTGCTATCGTTCCATAAAAAGGAATAATAGCCATGCCCAGGGCACCAAACAATAAACCATTAATTGTGCTTACTGTGATTGCAGAGCTAAGAGCGTAACTTGCCTTACCCTGCTTCGCCAGTGGAAATCCATCTACCATTGTACTTGCCGCTCCTGATGCCCCTGGTATTCCCAAGAGTACACTTGCAAAACTATCGCCAATAGTACATGATACCATTGTTGCAATACTAAACAACACGAATAGATAATTACCACCAGTAAAATCAAAACTCTGTACAATGACAAAGAGCATAATGATTGCTTTACCAGGGCCTGCACTAGGTATTAACCCAATTAGTCCCCCATAAAAGATACCGGCAGTGAGCATTATTGCCCACTGCACGGCTACTGGATATTGTAGGATCCACTCCATTACTTGAGGAGCTCTTCCTTAACGTATGCATCTTGGTACTTAAACACGTCATTTGCAAGAATAACTAGTGTCTCAAGACGCTCTCTTTTAATAAGTGAGAACAAGTAGTCTGAAAATTCAACAACTTCATCACCTGCTAACCAAGGAAACTTACCAAGTTTTTTATCCAAACGAGCCATTGCTTCTGGATCGTTAATCATTTCTTGTACTGCTTCATCGATTACTGCTTTGTAAGGAGAGTTAGGTGCAATCCAAATTGTCTTTTGGAATCCATCTCTATAACCTTGGAACGTTCTATATGCTTCGTATACTGGTCCACTTGGAGCAACACCCCATTCTGCTTCGTATACTTCATTAAACGACTGTGCGCCTTTTGGTGCATTTTCGTCACCGTAAACAGAACCTTTTCCGTCTACAATACCGTGTGCAAACCATACACGACTTTGTCCACTTGCATACTCTTTAGCATATCCCATAATGGATGTCTGTGGAGTATCACGAGTTGCGTCTAGTTGTCCTCTACGGAATGCTTGACGCTTTTCACCACCAGAGTTAAAACCTGGGATAAAACGTACACGCTCATTTGTACACTCTAGGAATGTTTTTACTGTTGCGTTCACTTCAGGGCCACACATCATTAGTCCTACTGATACGATATCAGCGGCAAAACCTGTACCACCTGTTGCTGGAAACTTAACTACGCCATTTTTCCAATCAACGTCTTTATTAATAGAAACCCAGATGTTTGTGTTCATTACAACTACTGGATCGTAGTTACGATAATCAAAACCACCTACATCTTCTAGTAGGAAGCCTTCGCCGTTACCGCCGTGAGCAATCATAAGCGTATCACCACGCTCCATATATGATCCTGCCCAATCTTTAAGGGACTTTTTACCACGTTGTCCAGGTAGGTAACGTGGAACAATATTATGTCCATGCTTTTCGAGCTTTGCATTAAGCTCTTTCATTACATTGTCACCCCAGAATGCCGTTCCGCCCTTACCTGGGCCATTCGGGTACTGAAGTGTTAGTGTATCTGCTGACGCAGTTCCTGCCACCATAGCCGCTACCAAGGCGACTGTTGCTAATAGTTTTTTCATTTTTTTTCCTTTTGATTTAAAATGCCTGATCAATAGTATCAGGAGAATAGTGATCTGAACCTGTGCCACTCGGCTTGTAGTTATTCACGTTAGTTTTTAGGGGTTGAGCAACACTCGTTGCTATAGTTTTATTTATCCTTCTTTAGGATGAAATAAATTCTGTTTGCATCTTTTCGCATATTAATTAGTCTACAGCCTAGGGCTTGTGATATGTTAAAGATGAATTCTGGTGTCCATTCAAAGAAGTCAATGTAATGTGCTTCTTCATCATCATGTTGGATACCAGGGTTAACTCTAAAGTACATTAGTCCATTTTGTTTGACTAGACTTACTGCCTTTTTCATTTCAGCAATGATCTTTGTTACATTACCAAAGTTAATACTACCAAAACATATGACTGCATCATATAGTTTGTCTGTATTGTAGTCCATCAAGTTTACTTGATGATCAGCTCTGCTATTATAAGCATCAATACCAGTTAGATTATTAATCTTACCTTTGAATTCATTATAGCCACAGCCAATATCAAGTACACTATCTAGATTCATATTGTTAATCTCATCAACAATACTTAATCCACTATACTTGTATTTCTTTGTCTTGGGTTGCCATACTTTAGTAAAGTATCGTTCCAATACTGCTTCATCAATCTCATCTTCTGTTGGATTCTGCACATCTACACCAAAACGAGTTTTAACTAGTTCAAGTAGTTCTGATTTTGTAATACCAGGACAGTTTTTATAGATTGATTCAAGTTCATTATGGATTTTATAGTTGGACATTATTTGTTTAGCATCCTTGTGCATGTAAAAAAGCTATTCTCATTTAAACAGTCTTTCCACTGATGAAAACCTATTGCTAGTAAAAGACCAACAACAACTGCAAGAAATACATTATTCATGTTCACCGCCTCTGTCATTAGGATCTAATGCAATTTTGTTACCATTCCACCACATATGTCTTGCACGACTTGGTGTGTGATATTTTGTATTGAGGTTAAAAACACCGGGTTTACGTTTAGCAGTCTCAAATGTTGCTACTGTTACCGCTATTGCACCCAATAACAATACGTGGATGACTGCACTTACTACGCCAGCATAGATACTACTAACAATAATGCCAAATACAATACACCACATCCATGCTAAAACCTGCATGATCATATGCCGTGTACTAAAGTCAGGGATTGCACTAAGTGGATTACGCTCGTGATCCATTACTACATTCCAACAGTTATAAATCCATTCTCTCATCGAGAAAACTCCTTTTTCAAATTTTACATCTTTAGGGTAATTTGCATCAGCGATATCACGCCAATCTATAGCGTCATACAGATCATGAAATGTCTGTGTGACCTTGTGATTTTTAAAATATGCAGTTACTCTGTACATGTCTTAATAATACTAAAATGTTTGGGGTTTGTCAAGTATAAAATTAGAGTAGGTTAGTATTCTTTGTCCGCGGTTGCTAAGTCTTATTGTGGTTTTGACAGCCAATGGCAATGAATCGTTCCACAATCGGGTTTCCGTTAAGTTAACTAACCTACTCGTTGTTTTAGAATTTTACAGTGATACCTAGTTTCGCTTCCATATTATCTGTGGATTTGAAAGATGTATCACGGCTGTCTTTTACTGATAGCTTCAGTGATAGTGCGTCTGTTAGTGCATAACTAGAACCCACGTCAATGTATGAATCTTTCTTATCGAAATTCATTACATCATTTGTTGTAGATTTCCATGTCATTCCAACTTCTGCGAATGGTGTAAATTTACCAATCTTCTGTGAAAGGCCAACATATGGAGTTAGATCCACACGTTCGTTGGCTGTAAAGGAGTCTCCCCACCAATAAGCACCTTTGGCTCCTGCATATGCTGGACCCTTTGTTGCTTTTTTATTAGCTTGAATTTTCCAATCCTGTGTATCACCATTATTTTTAAGTGTTAGTGACAAACTATCAATTGGTCCTGCTTTGCCGCCGATAGTAAATTGATCTGCGCCAGATTGTGGACTTTGTGATTGAATAAAGTAGTCTTTAGTTTTCATCGTAAATTGGACAGTAGGATTATCAAAATCCTCTGCAATTGCTGCCGTTGAAAGAGTAGCGAACGCCGCCACCGCAATGATTAGTCTTTTCATAATTTAGTCTTTCCTTGTTAATAAAAAATGCCACACTTCTGTTTCTAGGCAGTGGCCTCCCAGAGTAATTAAGCCGCTAGGGCAAAATCCTCATATGCAATATTATCGTTTGCAATTATCATTTTGTTCGCGTTAACCCAGCTTACATCGGGATAACTCCACATTCCTATTGACCAACTGTCGATCCTATTTCGTCCCCATCATAAACACACGATTGTATTCTTCTTCAAAGCCTTCTTCATGTATGTAAGTCTCATTGTTGTTCCACATACGTCTAAAGTAATAATTATAACTAGCTTCTATTGTTTCTGCAGTTACGTTAAGATGACCTTTAACTATATAAAATATCCTGCATTTTTCTTTGAAGTTTTCTATTTGTTCCTCATGTGTTTATGGTGGAGACGTCCGGTACTGCCCCGGAGTCCAGTCTGGCGTTGAGTTTGCTTCAACGTTACTCTTTATTTATATAATACTATGTTAATTTTGTCAAGAGATTTTTTTAAAAAGTTCCGATTAAGACAACAATGTAATAATATGTTACATAGTGGAGCATTTGATCCACTGTCTGCCAACTCCAGTATAAATCACTTCCATGATCAATACCAAATCTTTTAAAGAGATTGCTTTTAACACAATCTATAATTCCGTGTGCAAAGTAATCTATAGTAGCCATCATTAGAGCTAACTCTGGACTAACAAAGAAACTACAAATTATACCTGTTGCAATTGCATGATCCATACAATGTAGTTGTATTCCAGCCCCGAACGGATTTATCTTAGAACGAGCTGGTCTCCATCTCTGTAAACCCAGATCACATATTGCATGTTTCAGTAACAGAAAGAGTAGTAGCTCAAGCATTAATTAGGTCTTCAAACTCCCATATTATATGAGCCGCACCGCCAAATTGTCCAGGACCTATACCTTTAATATAAGTCTGACTTGGCGGAAGATCACCCGTCCAAGTAACTCCTTCAGGCATACTATCTGCTTCTCTCTGTAACTTATGCAGATACTGTGGTTTCATACCATGCTTTGTAGTCATATCATACATTTCAATATCAGGCATGTATTTCATCTTGATCATCATTGCTTCAGCATCATTCATAACTACACAATCGTTCTTGCCTTTAATTGTTACACTCCAGACTTTATCCATTAAATGGTACTGCCATTCCGCAACTTCTCATCAAGCCCTCTTTCCAATAATTAGTTTTTCTCCATTGATCTGGAGTAAACCCATGACGCTGTGTCATATCATACATTTCAAATCCAGGAGTGCCTGTTTCTTTTATTTTAAGTAACATGGCTTCACCTTCTGTCATTATAACAAAATCGTCTTTACCATCAATAGATAAACTGAATAATCGTTCTTGCTTCATCTGGTTATCTCCTCATATTACTTATTTCTTCCGCTTGTTTCTTGTCAATAATCGGAACAGCATTGCTTTTATGCATCGTAGCAATCCCCTTAATAAGAGTGCCTGTATAAACTTTTGGATCAGGTCTAGCAGTACTGCCAGCAAAACTTTCAATACTCGGTACATGCCTTTGCTCCCTGACGTAAGGTTGTGGTTGCCTATATGCGACTGCCTTGGTCTGTGGCTTGGGCTTTGCTTTATACTCACCATGACAATATGCAATAAAGTCTTCTAGATTCATTTGCAAATCATGTAGACCTTTACTTCTAAGATCTTTATTGTGTGCAAACATCTGCTTCTGATACTTATCTATCTTACCAGCCGCAAGTTTACGTTTTTTAGCTTTCTTAGTGTTAAGCCCTGTCATTCCTCGAACTAGATGCATAGTCATATAATAATCTCCTAATATAGTTGGCTTTTGTCTCGCCAATTACCATTAATATAGTTTATTATAACACTCCTACGGATGCCGTCAACCACTTTTTTCTCAACTCCATGTACTAAAGGTGATTTATTATGACTTAGCCAACCTTCATTACGTCTAAATGGTACTGTATATACTATTTCTTTATTACTATTATACAAACTTGTTCCCCATTCAGGGTTCTGATCTTCCAAATATATCTGTAATGTAATTAGTTTTTCTGGAATATCAATATGTGGTTCTAAATAAAAGCCTGGTGAATCCTGACATAGCTCTACTCTTAATGCTCCGTGTGTACAGTCTACACCTGTTATGTCTGTAAACTTTTCCCTTGCAGACGCACTATCAAACTCTTTAAACATATCAGCAAGTACAGGAGTATACATTCTTGATGCAAATTTACGGAAGTCGTTTGCTCCTTCTCGTTTTCCTGTTATAGGTATTTCTTTTGAATCTGGAAAGTGTTGTATAACTCTACTAAGAATTTTATCATCAAAACAATCCTCAATATGGTACCATTCTTCTGGTTGTGACTTTCTTGAATATGCTAGGTTTTCCATTCATATACTTCCTTTCCTAGTAATGGATCGTAATCCATTAGGTTAATGCCTCTAAACTTGTCTTGGGCTTTACATTGTTGTACGAATGTATTCCATTGTTCAGGTATCGCTGGATTATTAAGAGCTCGTTGTGCATCTCGTACCATACCTTCCTGCATATCATTTAGCCAGCCACTTTCAAATAGTTTTCTAATCTCTTTATTTGCTACTGCCTTAATACTGTCAGGAGCATGTCTTGCCTGGAACCAATTTGGTCCTACTAATATTCTGTTGTTGATATTTCCTCTACCTTCAAACATATCTCTAACGTATATAAAGAATTCATTTAATGAAGTTGCATTATATAGTTGGTAACTACTGTTTAGACTTACCATAAGCCAGTCTTCATTTTCTTTATGGTAATCAGATAGATCTTGTATGTGTTTGTTCATTTGTTCCCATGTCCAAACGCCATTACTTCTCATGTACTCAAACATTGGACTAGCAACATCTGTACTTAGATCCCAGTGAATTTGTTTGAAGTGTCTAAACTTATCTATATCTGCTATTGAAGTTTTACTGCCATTAGTTGTTATAGTCATATGTATTTGCGATGGATCTGCATACTCATTTAGAATATCCATTGCTTTCCATATCTGATTATCAATAAACGGCTCACCACCTGTTATCCATATACTTGTTAGATCTTGTAAACGGTGTTTGTTGTTATCAATAAAGTCTAGTACGTTATTAACATTCTTATATAACTCAGGCTCAAACTTAACTTTCTCAATATCCTTACTAACTGCTTTCCACTCTGGAATAAGACTATTACTATAACGTGGACTACACATTCTGCATTTAAAATTACATACGTTATTGAAGTTTAGGAACATATGTCTTAGTGTATTGCCTGTTAGTTGAGGATTTGAAAAGGCTTCATCTGCTGTAAAGTTAAATTTCTTCTTATGGTTTGCTACAAGCCAGTTTTGTCTCTGACTCTTAACACCCATTTCTTCTTTCTTTTTGCAGTTATCACAACCGGGTTCATCCCACTTGCCCTCTAACATACTTTTTCGTAATGCTTGAAAATCTGGACTATCCCAATCCATATTCTCTTCATTACTCATAATCTCTTCACTCATCATACAACGAGTTAGTGTACCTGTAGGATGTAGACTAATTGCAGTAAAGGGAACAGGGCACCAAGTATCACTGTGCCTATTTGCTTTTTTAAATTCGTCTGTCACTGTGATCTACAATATCCTTAATATTATATTTTGATTGTATAACTTCTATTACATCGTCCAATACTGGTACTTGTTTGTTACACAAATTTATAAAGATAGATGGTCCATCTACTTCAACAGTAAATTCTACGTTTTGTGTTACATTTCCTTGGGAGTCAATATTTATATGTCCCGACAATTGAACGCCAGGTCTTTGGAAGTATTGTGCTATAGCTTGGGCGCCTAACACAGTATCTACATGTCTAACTACGATTGAAGTGGGCTCTATCCCACCACCTTTATTTGGTGTAGGATAGAACTCCACATGTTCCCAATCGTTTGTCTTTATACTTTGCCACAAAATATCATTTTGTATAGCAAACATATTATGTCATTGAAATAGCAAGTTCAGTAGTCTCGTCAACACGGCGTGTCCAACCTCTACCAAACGTTTTAAAAGTATCTAGACTCTCATAAAAGTCTTGTCGCTTTTGCTGAAAGCCTCTGATTGCTTCCTCTATTCCAACTTCTTCGACATAGGCATCAACTGCTTTTAGAGTATTTGGTCCAATGCCACCATCAACTGTTGTACCAATTAATGATTGTAGATACTTAGCTGAACGGCCTGTACCTGCATTAACACCAAAGTCAAAAACACATAGGTCTAAGCCAATAGGCAAGTGATCACCTTTAACTCTATCCCAGTAGTTCTTTTTGTAAATTGGTGCAACATCATCGAACTCTAAGTCCTTCATATCTTTTGTTCCACCAAAGTCTTCATACACCCGTTTCGTAACGCCCATGTTGGTTTCACCACCTGGATCCTCAGGATGGTTTACATAACCACCTTCGTGATGTAGGATAGTTTCCAAACATTTATCGTAATTTTCTGCAGACATTTTAGTCTTCCTTTTTGTATATAGTCCATGCACCGTAACCAATGGCTCCGTAAGCTGCCAATTGTGCAAATGGTCCTGCAATAAGAATAATAATTCCTACTGCAATTAGAACGGCACCATCTATTGAAGTCCGCTCTGAAATTCTACTATTAATCCAATTTTTCATAATAATCTCCTTCTATACATCTAATATTTATACACATATGGCCCCTTCTTCCCGCCTATGTGATGACTTGTCCTGCCGCTACGTCTACAAGTCTTAGCCTTTTTATTAACTGGCCCCGCCTTCGCCGTCAATACGATCCTTTGGTACTGGATCTTTCCATCTCGGAAGTTTGTGATCTATGTTTTGATCATTAGCGAGTTGACGTGCTAGGGATTGTAGATCTTCAACCATAAAAATAACTTGTTGTTCATCATACTTCTCTCCCGCTTCTGCTGAGTAACGTACCCGGTGCAATTGCACAGCCTTTTCGTACATTACATTAACTAGGCGGTATACGTCTTCTACACTATGTCCCATCACTTTCTTCCTAAAATTGGCGGATAAGGTAGGATTCGAACCCACGGAACGATTGCTCGTTCTCCGGATTAGTAATCCGGCGCTTTCGGCCACTCAGCCACTTATCCATCTTATTATTACAGTTTTAACTCTAACTGTATTACATGCTTTAATACTTCGTCACGAGTAAAAATATCATAAACGTAATTCTCACATGCACTTTCGGCGTAACTTGCGTCTTTACCGTAATATTCTACTCTTCCTAGTTTAACATCATTATCGTAAAAGTCAACAAAATAACCTTGTTCATTATCATCTAATATGGCTTTTTTGTTATCTACCTCAAATCTCAAGGCACCTCTTAACATAGTCTACTACTCCTCTTTCTTTAGTTTAAAGTACACTGACTCTTCACCTGTTGCTGAGTTCACAACAGTTATTGCTGGTACTCCGCTTGGTGTTGTCTTACCAATATGATGCCATGTATAGCCATCCTCTTGGTTCTTCTTTACTGTGTTTAAAAATTCTGAATTGTCCACCATGAACATTCCTGAAATTAGTGCTATTGCAAAAAACATTTTCTTCTCCCCGGTTTATCAACCTTATTTATTTTTGTTACTTAGTTTCTACGGGTCTCATTATTTCCCCAAATCTTTCCGAAGTGTTGTCCTCCAGTTCTTTGTGGGAAATAATCTTGTTGCTCGCCTTCACGATATAAATCAACTGTACAACAATGAATACCATTGTCCCAGAAGTATCTATGTCGCATAGGACTTTCTACAAGCTCTACATTATACTTTTTAAGTTGTTGTGCTAAATCTTTATCGTAGTAATTACATATTAGAGTATTTGGATCAATACTTAAACAGTTAACATTAAATTGTGTTTCGTATACATGTCCAGTATTAAACCACTTACTAATAAAGTTATGGAACGCCTCATTCTCTTCTTCGCCCTTTACCCAATAATTAACAACATCAGGCATTGACTCTCTGGTTCTCCAATAGGCTTCAGTGTATTCATCTGCTGGACGTTTACAATAGATAACGTCCCAACCCGGATAAGTTTCTTCGTAGTTGCTTATCTTTGTGTGACTTAGTAATAGTCCAGGCTTTACTAAACATATTACACTATCTGAATGTCCACCCATTTCAATTGTGTTTACACGAAAGTCTGGAAAGTGTTTTGGTATCCATTCTTCTGCAAACTTTTTAGTTTCTCCATTGTGGAAACTTATATCTACTTGAATATCTTTGCCTGCTCTCATAATACTAGGAGGTTCTATATGATGATCAAAGTCTGTAGTACGAGTTTGGATATAATCTTCACAGCCTTGCCAAGGACCCCAATTTTTATATGTGGGTACCTTACTGCAATTTACTAGAGTATTACCAAAAACAATAAATTCATCTCTAGGTGCTATTAGTGGCTTAGTAATCGTCTGCCTTTTTTGTCTTCCCATAAAGTCTTGTATGTCTTTAGCAGGTTCACCTCCAATTAATACTTCTGCAGGAGTCTGCACAACTTCCACACTAGCTGATTCCAATATACCTTTAAGGCTTAACATATCTTCACGAGTGTCTTCGTTTACTTTGCTTAGTGCATCTGCTACTCTAGTATCTTTATAGTTGCTGAACCATCCTTCTGGATATACATTACCCACCATACACTTTTTAAGTGGATCCCAACTATTCCAACTATTAAATCCGTAAGTTGCCATTAAATATCCATTACTAAGTCTGGTTGATAGAACATATCTCTAGTCTTTTGTGTACCAACACCTGTTATAACCATTGTGCTTCTTGGCGTAACTCCTGCATTGCCTGTGCAATGTGGAACGTTCTTATGATCCCAAGTATATAAATCTCCAGCACGATACTTTGTAAGTATTTCATTTCCATACTGTACAAAATGTCCAAACTCATAATCATGTAGGAAGATCATAAACCTAAAGATATTATCTGGCTGATCCTCACTCCACTTTTCTAGTTTATCCACATGTGCAGTCCAAGTCTGTCCAGGCATTTGTACATGTACTCTAGTTTGCAGTGGGCGATCATTACCATCTACTAGTCCTAGTGCATCTGTCATTGCTTGAAAACTTGGATACTTTGCAACGTCATCTTCTAAACTAGTAATCTCTAGATCTGCCTTACCACCTGCATTTATAATATCTGCTTCTGTGCTATCAATACCAGCACCGCCACGTGGATTGTCTTTTGGATCACGTGTTCTCCAAGTAATGCCTTTGGCATTTGCTACTGCTTGTGCAAGTTCGTCAGCCCAATTGCCCTGGAACCTACCAACGTATCTCATTCTATCTGCTTGTGATGTAAACCCAAATGGATCAAAATGATAATTTGATCTCGCTTTGCAGTTTTCCCAATTACTATCTGCCATTATCTTTCCTCTGATTTAACATAATGAACATTACCTACACGTTTTATGTAGTGATGCTGATGAGCTTTAGGATTTTCTAATTTTATTCTATCCATGAACTTTATAGCTTCTGCTTCAGTCCCAAACTTCGCCACCACTACTTCGTCTTCTATTTTAGGTATGTAGATTATGTGGTACATGTTTGGCTCCTCATATAAAGTTATTTACCTTGGTCGGAGTGGTAGGATTCGAACCTACGATCTCCTGGTCCCAAACCAGGCGCTTTAGCCAGACTAAGCTACACTCCGTGAATTGGCCCGCTCTACAGGATTCGAACCTGTGACCTACTGCTTAGAAGGCAGTTGCTCTATCCAGCTGAGCTAAGAGCGGAAAGTTGTCTTTCCAATTCTTGCTTTCTGCTTTCCATCCAACTAATACTAGTATGGATGTGACCTGTTGCAGTTGGTTGTATGCAACTCTTAGCATAAGCAATCTCGTCTTCAATTACTCCTATAACAAATGTTAATTCAATTTCACTGTCATACAAATTATACTGCCGTTTCTTCTAAACGTCTTCCTAGGTTATCGAAACCAAAACTAGCAACAACGTAAACGTTTTCATCGCCATCCATTGTTAACACGTCACCTACACTAACACTATGCATTGGTGCATGACGCTTTATTTTATCTTCAGGACCAATATTGCCCATTTCAAATGCTTCATCAAGTGTATCACACTCTAATTCAGCTACCAATTGGTATTCTCCACTTTTCATACATTCTAGTACTGTAGTACCGTTGAACTTATCCATACCATACATCATTGATGATGTTTTGTGCTTCTCATAGTAAGCCTTTGAATCTTTTAATTGGTATAATAAAATAGACATATTGTTCTCCTAATTTCTAACTATATATAGAGTATATAGTAAGATGCCTTACTTGTCAACCTTTTTCTGCAATTTATTTGCAGTTTCTTTCCAGAATTTTTTAGCCCAGTCACTAATGTCTGGTTGCAGACTAGCCGCAATACATGAACAGATAGCTCGCTCTAACTTTTCGTTAGCCATTGCTTGTTTCTTTAAATACTCTGTTGAACTCTTGCTCGGCACGAACACGAGATTCTTTGGCTTTCCGCTTCTGATCTTCTTCATCATCCATAAAATCCTTAAACATTTTACCCATTTCAATGTCTTCCAACACTTCAATACGTTTAATAAGTTTCTTAAAAGCAACAATAACATCTGGGTTATCGTTCATTACGATCTCATCTTCAATTACTTCTACAATTTGTCTACTAGATATCATGTTGTTTCTCCATTAAGTTATATATAGAGTATACACTATTACACCATCTTGTCAAGCACTAAATACAGTATGAACCACAATAAAATGAGGCATAGTTTTGACTTCGCTCTAACAACATATTGTCAAGCAAGATGTCGTAGTTGTGCAAGAACTAATGAACACACCGGTGAACAAGCTGACTGGTTAGAGCTCAAACATATGGACTTGGATATATTTAAACAAAGACTATCAGGTGCTAGTAATTTGGATATTCATGAAATTACATTCTGTGGTGAATTTGGTGATCCAATGATGCACCCACAAGTAGAAGACTTTATAATTGAAGCGGACAAACATGTTGAGACTACAATACATGTTAATACCAATGGAGGATTAAGAAGTCCAGACTGGTATGCAAAAATGGCTCGTGATTATAGTCCCAGACTAAAGATCAAATGGGGTATTGATGGAACTGATCATGATACAAATTGGTTATATCGTGAAGGTGTTAATTGGCAACGAGCAATGGATAATATGACTGCTTGGTTTACAAATGGTGGACAGGGTGCATGGGCATTCTTAATATTTGATTGGAATTGGCATCAGATTCCAGAAGCAGTTGATATGGCTAAGCAAATTGGCTGTGAAATAGAATTTAAAATTAATCACAGGAACTGGGGTAAAATTACTGAAGATAATAAAGTAATTGCTTGGAGTTTATTAGAGGAGCATTATGACCAACTGCATTAAATGTATGGTTGTTAAAGACGGCAAAAGAGAATGGGAGATAACATCCGAGGGCAGAGTATGGCCTTGTTGTTATTTTGCAAATGCTTGGGATAAACGTAAAGAACTTAACTCAGTTGAACATGCTAGACTTAAACAAGACAAGCCAATGTGGGAATTAATGCAAGAGGATTCCGAATGGAATAGCTTAAATACATATGGATTAGAAGACATAATCAAGCATGAAGTCTTCTGGAATCATATTTGGTATAAAGGATGGGAGAGCGATGATCCAAGTCCTATATGCTTAAACGAATGTAACGAAGGGAAAGCAGAACTTAACGTTAACAAATTAAAAAAATAAAATTACCATGGGGGGTATGGAATATGAATTGGAAACACGCCAAAATGTGTGCCGATGTAAGCAATTCGGTTTACAAAGAAGGAAAATTATGTTACACGGATATTGAATCTTATGTAGCAACAAAGACATCTTATAAGTTTATGGACAAAGATGGTGCTCAGGGTTGTATGTTTAAACTCAGCAAAACAGAATGGGTTGTAGCCTTTAGAGGAACACAACCAGAAGAATTAGGCGATGTACTCGCAGACCTAAAAGCCTGGAGAAATACAAGTGAAACAAAGGGCAAAGTACATGCAGGTTTTAAAACAGAACTTGACAAAATATATGATGACGTGTTATCATACGTTAAGACTAAAAAAGTAAAGAAGACTGATAAGGTTATTGTAACAGGACACAGTCTAGGAGCCGCAATGGCAACGTTGTGTGCTAGTAGATTAGCAGAAGCGGGCTATGATGCTGTATTATATAACTTTGGTTCTCCACGTGTAGGTAACACAGATTGGGCAGAACAGTTTGATAATATAGAAGCACATCGTTTCGTTAACAATAATGATGTAGTAACTAAAGTACCACCATACGGTTTGTTCACACATATAGGTGAACTACACTACATTAACTTTTATGGAAACATTCGTAAAAATACATGGTGGCAGAGATTTAAAGATCAAATGAGAGGACGTTGGAGAGCAATGTGTAAGTTCCAATTTTTCGACGGAGCATTTGATCACAGTATGGGTTTATATGCAGACAAAGTTAACAAGCACAAAGACATTTGACGTTGAAGGGCACATTGCCAGTCGACACAATAGACATCAGAGTGCCAATATACATAGCAAAAACTTTCCAGGGTTAGCGACTATAGAGCTTAATATAACAGAGCTCTGTAACCGCACCTGTAGTTTTTGTCCCAGACATGATGAGAATATATATCCAAACCAAAAACTATTCATGGAACTTTCAACAGTAGAAAAACTTACTACAGAATTACTAGCAAGTGATTGGTATGGTGACATACATATTACAGGCTTTGGAGAACCTCATACCCATCCTAAACTAAAGGAAATAGTTACAATACTTAGTGAAGCAAATGTATTCATTGAGATAACAACAAATGGTGATAGACTAATTGATAGTGATGTAGCATATACTCAGGAACTTTTTAGAGAAGGTTTAGATATGCTAACTGTTGATTGTTATGATGGCGATCAACAGTATGCAAGTCGTGTACTTGCTATGCAATCGCTCAAAGGTAAACACAGACTGCGTAAACATTATGATACTGGTAATGCACAAGAACTAATAACTGAATATGGATTTAACAATCGGGGAGGTTTATTGGGTGGTGCAGGAATACAGAATCAATGCTATTTGCCATTCTATAAAACACTAATTGATTGGGATGGTGGAATGGTTCTATGTTGTAATGACTGGCATAGACAAGCAGGAACAATGGGTAACATTGTTACAGAAAGTTTAGAGCTGTGTTGGAATAGTGATAAGTTAAAACTTATTAGAGCAGAACTCGCTCAAGGACTACGTCGTGGCGTCTGTGCTGACTGTAGTATTGTTGGTACTAAGTTTGGTGCTGACAGTTTTCTTCTTCACATGCAGGACTAACTGATCATTAACAAAACCATTTTGCCAAGTACCATCTAAATTCTTAACAATAATATCAGATTTGATATCCTTTGCCGCCTTTCGTGCATTGCTCCAGGAAGTTACACTATTACATATTGCAATTTTATAGCAGGGCTTGGGAGTTTTTTCCTGTGCAATTAACCACATGTGTTCAAGTCCATTGAATCTCCAGTTATATCCCAATCTATTATCGGAACCCTTAACAAAACCATCATAACGTATTACGTCCCATATAACAAAACGTTTACCTTTTGATGTGTTCTTAAAACAACCATCAAATACTGTTGCTTGATTCTGTGCAAGATGAGAAAAGTCGGCTCCATATTCTTCAAACCCAGTTAGTATTTTACCCTGTTCATCTCTGAACTCCACAGTATTCATTCTAACAATAATGTTAATTCTAGTACCTTTATATCTTGGCTGACAAACTGCTGGAAAGGTTATTGACTTTTCAAGTTCACTAGTATATTCTGTTGCATATTGTACTGGATAAGTTGGAATGTATTCGGGCCATACATTATTAATTGTAGCAATATCAATATTAACCCCAATATCTTTTTTAATCATGCCCAAGAACAATTCAGCTTCCTGTTCATTAATATGAGTAAGTACTAGATTACAGGCAAATGTTGCTTCTTGATAATCCAGTTTATTCTGATATAGATCGTCTGCAACGTGCATAAACTTACTGATTCCCATACCACCATCAATACCAAACTTAGTTTTTTGTGGGTGGTATTCGTCCATTCCGAATACAATCATTGGATTATAGGTATAGTAGAGTATCCGTTTAAAAAGTGTATCATCACTATAACGTTGTAGTACTTCCTGCTTCTGTTCTTGTGTTTCCGCTTCAATTAACTTATCAGCTATAAAACGAATCATTGCAATCTTTGACATAATACTATACCTTTTGTTAATAGTATTTATGTTAGTAGTTAATACTCTGATAGCAGAATGGAGCCTTAGGGCTCCATTTCCATTCACATTATTTTAATTTTTTATGCTATGTAATGCATTGTATTAAGTATCATAACGCCTACTACTATGCCCATCATTGAAATCATAGCTAGTGTAGGTACTATTGCTTGTCTAATTTTTGTTATCATTATTGTCTCCTATCATTAAATATTTTGCTTCTTCGTGTCTACCCATTTGGGATAGCGCCGCTGCCGCTCTTGCTTTTCCAGCCGATTCAAATACTCCTAGAGTATATGAACCCATTTTGTATAAAACGTTTACGATCTTTTCACAAATATTACATGTTGTAATATACATTGTTTGTGCTGACATTAGTTATACCCTCTCACATGTGTTTTTATTTCTGCGTCATTTATTCTGTCTGAATAAAATGTTCCGTTTGCAATACTTGTGATATCACCACGGCAAATTCCTATATCATGTAGATCATGATTTGATAATCTGCTTAGTTCTCTCATTGTTCTTGCTTGTTCTCTACGCTCTTGAATTCTTAGTTTAAGATTTCTAAGATCGTCCATTATTGATTCTATTGCATCTGTTAGTAGGCTTGATGCTGCCATTATTGCCTGTGCCATTATTTAAATATTCCCATTTTAGGTGCTTTACCGTGATTATCCAACATATGCTGGTATGCGAAACGCCAATCGTTTCCGTATTCTGTCTTTGCCCAAGTAAGTAACTCATTCTCATAGCTAGTGCTACGGCGACCAAACATACTCACAAGGATATTACTCATAGTTTTACCCATTTTAATCTCCTGTTGTTTTTTATGATGCTTGAGGAAAGCAATACCCCCTGTCTTTTCAGGGCGTCAGTAGTCTGTTGCTACCGTCATCTACTTTTAAGCCGCGAGCCGGCCTAGTCTTTCCTAGTGCCACTCATTTTTACCGAGCTGAGGACGCTCTTCTTTAATACACTTTTATTTATCACCGAAGACCTCGAAAAAGGGCATTCTAGGCATGTTCTGTGGGCATTTCACTGTTGCCCATAGAGCATAGATAAAAGAATATTACAGACATTAATGCTGATTTGTAATAAAAGTAAATTACAGTGATCAGCATCAAAACTTTATATGTGTGCTATTTTGTAGCAGTTAGGAGGCATACACTCCATTGAATTGTTGTGTGCATTGTATAAACGTTGTACACTTACTGAGTTGTTTTAGTTTTAGAGCACCTGCGTATGTGCAAGTACTTCTAAGTC